TCCACACACTATACAGAGCTTAAAAGTAGAGTCATGAGATATAAAACTGTAGTCGTATAGTATATTAATTCTCCCCCTAGAAAATGTTGAATTTGTCACTGGGGGAGGGGAGTTTTCCATCTCAAAAATAAGTGGGGGGTGTGTGTGGGGAACATCACACTCTCCCTACCACCAAATATTCCCACCCCCCCTCTTAAAAAATTTTAAAAAAATTTTTTCCAAAACATCACTTCTTTAAAATTCCTACACATCTTCTCCAATCTTAAAATTAAATTCTAGATACCTGAGATAAGTTTTAAGACACTTTATACCATGCCACAATAGGAAAGTTCATCTTAGTACTTTTTAGTGTCTTAAAATGGCTTATTTTAAGTCTTGTTTTCCACTCTAAATTTTCCTAAAAAGTTAGTTTATTGATTTACAGAAGATTAGTCCATTTTCCACACCCCTTGTAAAAACCTCCAAAGAAAGAAAAGAACCAAAAGAAAGAAACAAATATTATATATACCTATTATTAAATTTATTATATTTACGTTTACGGTAATGAATTTTTCCTGAAAATCCAAGCCTTTTGCCGTTTATTTTCAAAAAAGTTATTAACAGGTTATTTACAATTTGGTAGTTACGCTTTTTATACATACCTTTGTAGAGGAATTTAAAATAATAAAATATGGAAGTATTTATACCAGGGAATATCCCTTCTTCAAAGAACTCTAAAATAGCAGCAGCTAAAGGAGTTTTTCATTCTAAAGCAGTAGGGAAATTCTTAAGAGAAATTGGAGTACAGCATTACTCAGCTTCAAGAAAAGAATTTAAACTGTACAAAACAAAGCCTTGTCACTTTCCTGTAGACTCTTTAAGAGCTTTGTTTAAAGATGTGCAATACCCATGCCTCATAGGATTCCACTTTGTTAGGGATTCTAAAAGAAAGGCAGATTTTCATAATCTAGTGCAGATAGTCTTAGACATGATGACAGCAGCAGACATAATACCTGATGATGACATGTCCCACATTTTCCCAGTTCCTTACCTTAAGGAAGATAAATATTTTACAGTAGATAAAAATATTCCAGGAGTCTTCATAAAAATATTACAGTAAAATTTGGGAATTAAAAAATTTTTAATACTTTTGTTAAAGTTAAGAAAAATATTAACAATTGTTAAGATTGAAAATTGATAGTTTCATTTTTATCTTAACATGTTAAGAAAAATATTAACAATTGTTAATTTAAAACTGAAACTATTAAGATAAAACTGAAAGTGTTAATTTAAAACTGAAAAATCCATGATAGTAAAATTACAATTCATAAGATATTCTATAGAGGAACTAGAAGAGATTGACAAGAAGCTTCCTTTACTTCCTGAAGGAACTATCGTACCTCATACAAGAGACAGTTTTGGGAATGCGTATCTTAATCTTAAGGAAGTTATATGTTGGTCTGAACACTATGACCCATTCAATGATACCTACCTTCCTGTAGTAAGTGTGATTCTTAGAAATGGACACGGAGAGTCTTTACCACTATTACAAGTGGACCATGAAGTTTTTAAGTCTTTATGGGAAACTGCAAATTGTTGTGAAGTCTTTGATGTGCAAGTGAAAAATAAGCAAAAGGAAAATATAAAAAATGAAGACGATAAAGAAAACAGTAACACTCCCCCAGGAGAGTTATAATAGGATGCACCTAAGCATCATCAATTCACTACTTCCTGTGCAACTTACCCCTAGAGAAATAGAGGTTCTTGCTGCTTTTATGGATTACCATTGCTATGAAGAAGAGAAAAATCTTTTTAGCACTGACAACAGAAGAGATGTTAGAGCGAGACTTGGGCTATCCAATGGAGGGCTTGGGAATTACATTAAGTATTTTTTTAACAAAGGCTTTATATATAAGGCAGAAAGTGGCTACTATAAAATACAAAAATTTTTAATACCTGAACAAAACCAACAGGAATATGCATTCACTTTAAAAGTAAAGGAGGAGATAGAGTATGGGGAAGTTGAGTGACAGTATCATTGCAGAGTTTTACAGGGAAGTTGTTAAAGACAAGTACCCACACATTTCTTTTGAACACGCTAAAGAAATGATAAACCTCCCTTTCAAATTTTTAGCAGAATCTTTAAAGGGGGAAAGGTTAAGCACACACTTCTTTCCTTATATAGGAAGATTTAAGATACGTAAATATAAAGCAAAGGTACTTTGTTCTATGTACCCTAGTTGGGTGGGACAAGACAATGGTTATAATATGACTCAAGAAGAGTGTGATAGAATTACAAAACTTATAAAAGAAGCTATAGATGAAGAGTAAACAAGAGCTTAAAGAATTTTTAAAAGATGTGCTGTACTACATGCAAGGAAACATAAGACATTTCTTTTACTATAGTTGGTTACAGTTTCTACTTAGGAAACACATAAGAAAACAAATAAGTCTTAGGATAGCCATTATGGATATCTCTTGTCTTAGGAATGGACATTGTTTAAAGTGTGGATGTAAGACTCCACATTTACAAATGGCGAATAAGACATGTGAAGGTAATTGTTACCCTACAATGATGAATAAGAAAGATTGGAAAAAGTTTAGTGAGAATAAAAACATATACGAATGGAAAAATACTTTAAAGAAAACGAATTCTATCGTGAAGTAAGAGAAGGAGAGCAATCCGAGTTTACTTTTGAAACTTTTGAATATGCCCCTAAAATAAAAACAATAAAACCTTCTTGTAGGTGTGTGAAAGCTTTGTATGACCCAAAGATAAAGGGAGTCAGAATGGTAGTTAAAGGAGAAAACATACCAAAACACCTAAGGGGAATAAACACTGTCACAGTAAGGAAATTTGTTACAGTGACCTTTGAGGATGGTATTACTGAAGTAGTAATGGCTCAAATTAAAATTAAGAGATAATGGCTCACTTATTTGAAATAACAGGAAATATTGCATACCCCAATCCAGAGACACTTAGAATTTCTCCTTTTAAAGAAATATGGGAAAGGGACAAGAGTAAAGGAAAAGAAATAGCCCTATTGGAGTTCTCTTATATAGAGTTTATGGTTTCTGTAAAGAAGTCTAATCCTTTTAAAGGGTATGAAGATGACCGTAGAGAGGCAGCTATCATGGAACATGTCATTAAAGACAAGAAGTGGAAACCTGATACCCTTATTGTAGAAGGTATGCAACTTATCAAAAAGATACAGGAAGAAGCTTCTCCTACACTACAACTATTCACTTCTGCTAAGAACTCTTTGAATAAATTAAGACAATTCTTAGATACTGTAGATTTAACTGAGGTTAATCCTAAAACTTTAAATCCTATTTATAAACCAAAAGATTTAACTTCAGCTTTAATAGACTTAGAAAAAGTAATGACAAACTTTAACTCTCTAGGGCAGAAAGTGGAAGAGGAACTTTTTGAAGAAACAAGAAGAAAAGCAGGAAAAGAGATTAGTCCTTTTGCAAATCCTGAAAGCCTAAAACATAGTTAATATGGCAAGAACAAAGTTGATAGTCAGAGATGAACAAGGTAAGTTTCTAAGAACAGATGTTTTTAGAGAGGCTGCTCTATACTTCTCAAAACATGGGTGTTACACCCCAGACCCTTATTTGTCTCCAGGATGGTATGACTACTGGAGAGAACAGAGAAGAAGGATTATGGATGGATATTCTGTGGCTGGGGTTAAGATTACAGGAGAGCATTATTTTTACCTCAACTTCTGCCCTATAAAAAAAGCAGAGGACACAAGTAAGCATAAGACTAAGAAGGTGACAGATTTCCCCGACTTTTGGGATGGAGACTATCAGTACTTTTGGTGTAGACAAATTGCAAAAGAGGGACTTATAGAGTCCTTAGATATAGATAATAAGACTAAAAAAGAATATTACACAGCTACAGATGAAGAAAAAGAAAAGATTTTAGAAGAACTGTTTAAAACACTGAAAATAAAGGGTAAGAATCTAAAAGGAGGGTGGAACTTTATTGTAGGAAAATCTCGGAGACGTGGTTATAGCTATAAAGCAGGAGCTGTAGGTGCTAGAAACTATTTTACAAAACCAGCTTCTCTCACTATTTACGCTGCCTATGAGAAAGGGTTCTTGTACCCTAATGGTGTCTTTAGTATTTGTAAGAACTTCATAGATTTTATCAATGATAACACAGCTTTTACAATGCCTTCAGATACTATTGATAGGCAGAATCACTTACGTGCTTCTTACATTGAGTATAAAGATGGTGTAAAAATTGAAAAAGGTTTTAAATCAGAAATACTTGCAATTTCCTTTAAAGATGATGCAGATAAGGCTAGGGGAAAAGATGCTGAAGATATTTTCTTTGAAGAAGCAGGGGCATTTGGTACACCAGAACTTCTTAAGAATTCTTATGCAGCTACAGAGGATTGTGTAAGAGCTGGTACTTTAAAGACAGGTATGATAACTATCTTCGGAACTTCAGGAGATATCTTAGGAGGTACAGCAGACTATGCAGAGATGTTTTTAAGTCCTGAAAAGTTTGGGTGTCTTCCTATGGCTAACATTTGGGATGAAGGATATGCAGATTCTGAATGTGGATTTTTCCATCCTACTAATTGGAACTCAGAAGGTTTCTATGATGAGAATGGAAATTCAGATTTTGAAGGAGCTAAAAATATGGAAATAAAAGAGAGAGAAAGACTAAAAGCTTTAGGTAGCTCTTCTTCACAAATACAAAGAAGAATGCAAGAAAGACCTCTTGGACCACATGAGGCATTTGCTGCTATCTCAGTAAACACTTTCCCTATAGTAGAACTTACAAGACAGTTGGAAAAAGTGAGAGCCAATGATTGGCAAAACACAAAAGGAAAACCTGTAGAAATTTTTTATAGTGATGGGAAAGTAAGAATCAAACCTATACTAAAAGCATGTTCCCCTATAACCAGTTTTAGAAATGTCCCAGAAGACAAGTCTGGTGTAGTCATTATATATGAAGAAGCTGTAGACAATCCTCCTAAAGGTTTGTACAAAATAGGGTATGACCCTGTAAGACAGGATTCTGGAACATCTCTAGCAGCTATAGTTGTATATAAAGGTATAAGAAAAGGAGACTTTACTAAAAATAGAATTGTTGCAGAATACATAGGAAGAAAGAACACTACTGAAGATATTGATAGAATAGCAGAGCTATTAGCTGTATATTACAATACTCAAATAATGTATGAGAATGAGGTCACTGGGACTAAGAACTATTTTAGAAGAATTCGAAGATTAGACCTTCTTGCAGTGCAACCTGATGCAGTTATTTCTAAAAATATTAAAGAATCTAAAGTTGCAAGGGTTTATGGCTGCCACATGAATGCCAGTCTTAAGGATGCAGGGGAAAGATATGTAAATGATTGGCTTTTAGATGTTGCAGATTTTGATGAAAATGGTTCTCCAATACTTAATTTAGAGTACATATATTCTATCAGATTTTTAGAAGAGTTGATTTCTTATTATAGAAAAGGTAACTTTGACTACATTTCTGCATTCTTTATGTGTATGTTTCAAGCTCAAGAAGAATCATTGGGGAAGGAGTATTCACAAAAGGAAAACAATTCTAATGCAAGAAATTTAATTCAAATGATAGGAACTATGTACAGATAATGTTTATATTTGTATGAAATTTTTTAAAAATTTTTAAAATGGATGACACAGGAATAAAACATACACAAAGACTTTCTTATAAACAGAAAGAAGCAAATGGTAAAAAATGGTACAAAGACCAAATAGACCTCTATGTAAAAGAACATGGGACTTACTTGGGGTACAGCAATTTTGAAGAAGACGTCTCAGAAACTCGGAGAATGCTTACTGTGTACAATCTTATGAACAATATTCTAGACTTGGAGGATTTTAACTATATCTGTAAACCTTTTGGAGAAGAGTTAGGAGAGTTGCCAGCAAGAATGGTAAATAGAGACATATTTTCTAGTAAAATAAAAGCCATCCTTGGAATGGAGATGAAAACTCCTTTTGTGTGGAATGCTGTTGCTGTAAATCCTGAAGCAACAACAAGAAGAGAAGACACAGAGTACAAGCTTTTAAAACAGTATCTTGTACAAAAGATTATGTTACCAATAGAGAAAGAAGTTAGAATGCGTAAACAACAAGAGTTGCAAGGCAGAGAACTTACCCCTGAAGAAGCTCAAAAGTTAGAACAGGAAATTGCAGAAGAAATGCAGGCAATGACACCTGAAGAAATAAAAAAATACATGTCTAGGCAGTATCAAGACCCTTCTGAAGTTTTGGCTCAACAAATTTTAAACTATCTTACTCAAAAAGAAGATTTAGATAGAAAATTTAATGACGGCTACAAACATGGGCTTCTCTCAGCAAAGGAATTATACTATGTTGGAATAGAAAATGGAGACCCTGTCTTGAAAGTTGTGAACCCAATAAGATTTAGTCATGATAAAACTACAGACACTTATTTTATAGAAGAAGGAGAATGGGCAGTTTGTGAATACAGAATGAAACCTTCAGCTATAGTAGCTAAATTTCCAGGACTAAAAGACTCAGAGATAGACAGTATTTATGAAGACTACCAGCATAGAATCAACATGACTAATGAAGAGAGGATTTTTGATTTTGAAACAGAGACTTACATAGATACGGCAGACACTATCCCTGTCTTTCATGTTGTTTGGAAAAGTCTAAGAAAAGTTAGTATTCTGACTTACCTAGATGAAGAAGAGGTAGTACAGAAAATGCTAGTAGATGAATCCTATGTCATGAGACCAGAACAGGGAGACATAGACCTACAATCTTTTTATATCCCTGAAGTTTATGAAGGTTATAAAATTGGTAATGGTATTTATCAAGATATGCAAGTTGTAGCAGGACAATATAAAAGTCTAGACAATTTATATTATTGCCCTTTACCATATTATGGTGTTATCTATGACAACACCAACTCAAGACCTACTTCTTTAGGAGAAAGACTCAAGCTGTATCAATATTGGTACAATATAATTATGTACCGCATAGAGTTGTTAATGGCTTCTGATAAAGGGAAGAAACTGTTAATGAACATTAATATGATACCTGATAGTTTAGGAATAGACACTCAAAAATTTCAATACTTTTTTGAGAGTACTCCTTTTGCTTGGTACAATCCTAATGAAGAAGGGACAGGGTATAATGATGTGAATAGTGCAGCAAAAATGGTAGACTTGTCACTTGCTTCAGATATTATGAAATACATGGAGCTTGCAGAGAATGTAAAACAACAGGCTGGGTACTCCGTGGGAATCTATCCACAAATGGAAGGAGACATCTCTTCTAGAGAAGCTGTAGGTAATGTTCAAAGAGTTATTGCACAAAGCTCAAATATTTTAGAACCGTATTTTAACTTGCATAATACAGTAAAAAGGAATGTAATGCAGGGATTAATCAACACAGCTAAGGTATGTTACACTCAAAATAGGAAAAGAAAGTTATCATACATCTTAGATGATTTATCTGTGCAGATACTAGACATGGACTTAGCACTTTTAGAAAATTCTGAAATAGGAATCTTTACAAATAATAATGTAAAAACACTAGAAGTAAAAGAAGCTATCAATCAACTTGCTCATGCTGCAATGCAAAATCAGAAAATAGAAATGTCTGAGATTGTTAAGGTACTTCGTCAAGATAGTTTAATTGAGGCACAAGAAACTCTTCAAATGGCAGAAGATAGAAGGAGAGAATTTGAACAACAAATGCAAGAACAACAACAACAAGCTTCTATGCAAGAACTTGAAAGAAAAGCTCAACTAGAAAAAGAAAAAAGAATCCACGATAAAGAAATGGTAATTCTTAAAGAAGAAGAAAGAAGAAAGACTGAAATTGTTAAAGGAAGCATGTTGGCTGCTTCTTTCAACCCTGCTCAAGACTCTAATAATAACAATATCAATGATTTTGTAGAAGCTGCAAGGAAAGAAATGGAGCAAGATAATAAACGTGAAGAATTAGAACTTGAAAAAGCAAAAATGAAACAAGAAAAAGAACTCGAAGAGAAAAGATTGAAGCTTGAAGAGAAGAAAATTTCGAGTCAAAAGAAAAGTAAGTAAAACTATGGAATAAGAATAAACTTTGAAAAAGTTAATTTTAAATATTGATAATTGTTAATTTTAAATCTTAAATTTGTATTATGAAACCAGAAGAAAAAAATCCAGATGAAAACTTGAATGTTTTTGAAGGGTGGGATGAAACTGAAGAGCTTGATGTTTTTACGCAGTTGAATCCTGAACAAGAAAAAGAGGTCATTGAAAAGCCTGATAAAAAAGGCAACAAAGAAGAAAAAGCAAAAACATCAACTCCTGAAGAGATGCAGGCAGAGGAAGAACAAGTTGCAGAAAAACTGTTTGAAGAATTTTCTGAAGAGGTTAATGAAGATGATGATGAGGAAGATACAGGAAAAGCAGACAAAGAAATAGAAGATAGCACTCCTGAGATAACAACAGTAAAATTTTTAAAAGAGAAAGGTCTTTTAGATTTTGAACTTGAAGAGGGGGAAGAGTTGACTAAAGAGATGGCAGAAGAATTAATAGAAGCCTCTTATGCTGATGCTCTAGAAGAAAGAATCTCAGAGGTATTTAAAAGTGTCCCACAATATGTGAAAGACATTTTTGAACTTTCTGCAAAAGGTGGAGATGTTGACAGTTATTTACAAAAGCTGACTTCAGGACATGCTACAGGGATAACAGAAAACCTTGACTTAACTTCTGAAGCAAATCAAATCTCTATCATCAAAACACAACTTCTTAAAGAAGGATGGGACAGTGATTACATAGACACTCAAATTGAGTATCTAAAGGACTCTGATAATCTTGAGAAAGTGGCTAAAAAACATTTTGAAAAATGGAAAAAAGATAATCAAGCTGAAAAAGAAGCGATAATGCAAAGAGCTAGAGTTGCTGAAGAGGCTGAGAGAGAGGGCAGGAGAAAGATGAAGAGTAGAGTTGAAGAACTTTTAACAAAAGAAGAAGAGCTTTTAGGTTTAAGAGTTTCTAAATCAGATGCTAAAACAATCCCTTCTTATATGTCTGATAAGACAGTCAAACTTCAAAATGGAAGTTACGTAACAGCAATGCAAAGAGATTTATATACAGCTCTTCAAGATGAGAAGAAAGCTGTTGTTCTCGCAAAACTTTTAAAAGATGATTTATCATTTTCAGATATTATAAAAAATTTAGAAACAAAAGTAGTGTCTAAAACAGAGGACACGCTAAAAGGTAGTAATAAAGCTATTAAAACAAGAAAGGTAAACTCGCAAAGCAAGCCAAAACAATTGGCAGATTATTTTAAAAATTAATTATTAAATTAGAAATTTATGGCAACATTAGGCAGTAAATTAGTCACAAAAGAAATGCAGTGGCAGGCTAACATGACAGAACTTAACCATTTAGGTAAAGCTCTGATGATTAAGCCTACACAGCTCATGGGAAAAATGGATACCCTTTTCTCGGCTCAGAATTATTATTCTGACAATCCTCTTTTAAGTGTCCTTATGGGGAACAAAAAAACTGAACAAGAAATTGACGGTCTTGTTTGGGAATGGGAACTTAAAGGTGCTAACAGCAGACCTCTAGTAGTACTAGAAGATGTTGATGCAGCAAATGCAACAAAAGGTATGTTTAAAACTAACTTCCGAATTAAATTGGATGAGAATTGGTTTTTACCTGGAGACGTTATTTGTCCTGGTACTTCTAACAAGAAATATCAAGCTCGTATTGTAGATGCACCTCTTCGTGATGGAGATGGTTGGATTTATACTTTGAGAATGAACACAGATAACCCACAGGATTTTATCCCACCTGCATATTTTACAGCAGGAACACAATGGGCTAAACTTTTCTCTACTTATGAGGAAGCAGCAGAACAAGGTGGTTCTACTCAATTCAGTTTACCTATTGCGTTACAAAACCGTATGAACAAGTTACGTAAACAATACAAAATTACTGACTTCGCTTCAACAGCAGTTTTAGCAGTAGCTATTCCAGATTCAAAAGGTGGATATCACAAATCTTGGATACGTTATGCTGAAGTAGAGTTCTGGAAACAATGGTATCGTGAATTAGAACGCAATGCTTGGTATAGCCGTAGCACTGAAACTGTTATAGGAGCAAATGGTAGACCTGTAGTTGCAGGAGCTGGTATTCAAGAACAACTTGAAGACTCTCATCAACATTATTATACACACTTAACTGCAAAGTTAATTGAAGAGTATTTAATGGACATTTTCTATTCTCGTATTAAACCTGGTTCAGGACAACGAAAAGTGAAAGGTTATACAGGAGAGTATGGTATGTTGCAGTTTCATAAAACTATCCAAAATGCTATTGGTGGTAGTGGATTTATCCAAAACGTAAACACTAATATCAACTCGGATTTACTTATGGGTAAAGCACAATCTCCTTATACTTCTAATGGTTTAGCGTATGGATATCAGTTTGTGAAATATCGTATGGCAAATGGAATGGAATTAGAATTAGTTCACAATCCTCTATACGATGACAGAGAGGTTAACTTTGAGATAGACCCTGTTACAGGATATCCATTAGAGTCTCAACGTATCACTTTCTTAGATTTTTCTGGAGATGGTGGAGAGTCTAACATTCAGTTGAAAAAGAAAGCTAAATCAGAAACATTTACATATGTTGAAGGTAACTATGGACCTTATGGACCAAATGCTTCAGGCAAGTCTGTAGCTCACGCAGGTGACTATTATGAAATGCACATTGGAAAAACTCAAGGAGTACACATCCAAGACATTACAAAATGTGGAGAATTAATTCTTGCTCGAAACTAAAATAGATAGGAGGGAGGATTATTTCTCCCTCCTTTTTAAATAAAAAGTATGAAACAGATTTTTATTTATAAAATTTTAACTATATTTGTGCTATGATTTAAAATATATTTTTATGAAAAAAATGGAAATTAGACCTATTGATAGAATCAGGTGGCACAAAAAAACAGGGAAAGAAAGTTTTACACGACCACGTAAAATTCAACCCCTTGTTAATTCAGAAACAATGTCTTATGACACAGGATTAACTAAACAAGAAATTGAAAAGTTCAGCAAGATATTTAAACAAGACTTATCTCCTGTTTATAACCCTGAACAACCTCACCAATTTTGGGATTCCCCGATAATCTCTGTAAAATTGGAGAACAACACTATGTTCTTAAACTTAGAGAAAGACATAGATTATATAAAAGGAGCAGTGATAAAACAATCACGTTTTGTTGCTAACTCTCTTCGAGAATATGAAGAAGGACTTTTTCCTGATGCTACACACTATATAGTAGATGAGGTAGAAGAGGTAGAAAGAATTGCTTCTAAAATTGAAACAAAGAAACAAGCTACAATAAAAGCTTCAAAAATATCTGGAGAACGTAAAAGAGAAATTATAATTATCCTTTCTGGAAAGAATGTAAAAGGTAATTCAGATGCTTTTGTTGAGGTAGAGCTTGACAAACTTATTAACGGAAAAGATAGTAAGCCAGCTGAGGTTCTTCGTCTTATTGAAGAAGACCCTAAAAAAACAAAATATTTAGCTGTTGTACTTGAAGCTTTGCAGAAAAATATTTTAAAGCGAGCAAAGCATAAAATCATGTACTTTGAAAGCATTTTAGGAACTTCTGCTGAAGATGTCGCAGATTTCCTTATGGAGGATGAAAACCAAGACTTATACTTGCAAATTCTAAAAACTATAAACTAAGAGTATGAATATCAAGGAAATGCACTATGAATTGAAGAAAAAGCTCAACAAAGTTGACAGCCAACAGTACAAGAACTTACTTGTACCTGAGATTGATGTGGCTCTCAATGAAGCTCAAGAGCTTTTTGTCAAGATGGTTGCACAACCTAGATTAAAATCTTATTTAGGATTTGAAAAGTCTCAAAGAAACATAGATGATATAAGAACTATTGTTGTAGAAGAATTAGGATGGGGAGTGACAAATAACATAGTCACTCTTCCTTCTGATTATTGGCACTATATAAAAGGTTCAGTACATTGTACAAAAGCACAATGTATAGATGTTCCTTGTAGGTTATTTATAAGGAGACATGAAGAAGATTTCGAGAACAGTCCTTTTGATAAGTCTTCATTTGAGTGGAGACATGTGAATGGACTGTTTAATGAAAATGGAATAAAATTATTTACAGACAATACCTTTACCATAAATTCTGTGGATTTAGTATATATAAGAAAACTTTCTTATATACATAATGCTGAAGACTTTGGAACAGGTGGTTATAGATTATTGTCTGGTATCCTGTTGAGTGGGACTGAGAATTGCGAGTTACCTGACCACACACACAGAGAAATAATAGATATAGCAGCATTACTATTAATGGGAGAATTGCAAATCCCTGGTGTAGACCAAAAAGTGCTAAAATTAAATTTAAACAAATTAAATTAATGAATTATGAGTAGAAACAATGATGTTTTTCAGATTCTAGTAGGAAAGACCCAAGATGCAATCTTGGCTGCTGGCAACTACCCAAAAGACCTCTTACCAGGTCAAGTGGGTATCTTTGATGCAAAAACAAATGTCTCACTAGATGAAACTGCAACACCTACAGAATTTTATATAGGTGTTGGAATTGACTCTGATGGTGATGGTGTCACAGATAACATCGCAAAATCAGCAGGTCAATATATTCAAACTGCTGGAGTTGTAGACCTTTCAGTACGTAGTTATAACCAAGCTATACCAGCAATTATAGAAATTGCAGGGTATGAAGCTGTATGTAACACAGACTATGCTTTACGTGTAGAATATCGTAATGAAGAAATCTACAAACGTCAAGGAACTGTAGGTTTTACTAAAACTTATGCTTTCACTATTGAATCAAATTGCCCAGATTGTATTTGTGATAACAATGAAATCACAATAGCTCTTGTAAACGCTGTGAATGCAGATGTTGCAAATGGCTATGGTATCGCTTATGCTATCGCTAAAGATGCTCTTAATAATGGAGTATTGACAGGCTTAAGTAAAAGTTATGCAGTTGGTGATGTTATTTCTTTAGAAGATGTGGCTGTAGTTGCAGCTTATAACAAAGCTAACGACACAACTCTTGAGACAGCAGTACGTATCCAATCTCTTCCTTTAACTAAAAAAGATTTTAGTTCAATTAAAATGGAGTATTACTACTTACGTAGTACTGTTATAATTGCATCTAAAGCTGTAGGTTTTGGGACAGAAACGACAGTAACAACTATCCAAGTTCCTGTTAATGAAGGTGGTAGTGGTTATGATGTAAAACAAAAAGAGTATATTGCTGGAGGTTGGAATGGTAATCCTGGTGCTTACCGTCAAAATGCAGTGACAGGTCTTGCTAAAGAAATTCTTTATCAAGCTGATTTTGCAACGCAATATTGTATCTTCTCTTTAACCTATGACCAAAAAAGTCTTTCTGGTTGGGGAGAATATGAAAACAATCTTGCAACTATTATCTGTATTCCAATGACTTTGACAACTGCTATTGCAAAGTTAAAAACTGTATTAGGAGGAATTCTAGGAATTACTGTAACAGAAGAAGGTTTACCTGTAGCTGATGCAGGAACAGATGGAACAGTGACTACTGCTGCTAATGCAGACTTCACAGTTTCTGATGCAGAGTCTGGAGTTGCCACAGGTAAAACTGCAATCAGCACAACTTGGGAACTTGTTTCTCAACCTGCTACAGCAGATGTTAAAATCACTGATGGAGACACTTTAACTCCTACATTTGGATTCTTTACTG